TACTTTGAATCCGCGTAAAATAAAATAAAGAAAATCTTGGATAGATTTAATCGTGGGAATATTTCTTATGTTATTTTTTATTTTTCCGTCAATAAATTTAATATGAGATAATCCATAACGAATGGTGTCATTTTCTATTTTAAATTCTAGATTTTTAGAGTTAATATTTGGTGGGAGTATTTTTATACCAAACCTTTTTGCGTCCTGTGCCATTTTATTAAGTTCATAGAATGGCTTTATCTTTTCTTTACTGTAGGAAAGATAGGTGGCGAAAAAGTATTTTGGATAATGGGTTTTTAAATATGCTGTATGATAAGAAACAAATGCGTAACTAATTGAGTGTGAAAGATTAAAAGCGTAGCGACCGGCATTTTTAAGTACATCAAAAAGAGTTTTTGATAGTTCTTCGCTTACGCCGTTTTGAATACATCCATCGGTGAATTCTTTTCCTATAGAAAGAATTTTTGCACTATCTTTTTTACCTACCGCTTTTCTTAGATCATCTGATTTAGATAGTCTTTCAAGTTCTGGTAAATGTTGCCACGCTACTCTTTGAGCTAAAAGAATTAATTGTTCTTGGAAAAAGATATTAAAATTAGTACTCTTCAAAATAGAATCTACAATTGGATGATTTGTTTTTTCTATTTTTGATGGATCGTTTTTATATTTCAAATAGCGATCCATAGCACCAGATTGTAAACTGGCGGGTCGAACACCGGCAATAACTACCGATAATTCCCATATATTTCTAGGTTTAATCTTAGATAACCAATTTTGTACTAGTGGACTTTCGCATTGAAAAACTCCGTTCGTTTTTCCGCTAGCAATTAAATCCCAAGTTTTTTGGTCGTCTAAAGGAAGTTTATCTATTTCTATTAACATAGAACCAATTAAAATCTTTTATAGGTAGTCTTTTTTGTTTTTTGCCCCAAAAAAAGACATCTGGATATCCATCTAATACCGCCTGCATATCAAGGGGCGTTAATATTGTGTAACGGATATTTTCCGTATCAATTCCCATAAACATTACTACACAACAATCTTGTTTTATATAGCTTTTAAGCTGAGATGTTTTTAAGTGAAAGATTTTAAAGTCTTTTCGACAAAATTTGATTTCTATTGCTCTATCTTTTCCTTTAGCTTTTTTTAATAGAAAATCGGCCTTAGTTGTTACTTCTCTATCTTTTTCAATTAATTTACCACTATTATCAATACCGTTGTCTATAAATGTATAGACCAGTCCACCTTTTCTTTTATTAAGGTCGTCTACATACAAACACATCAATTCACGCTCTATCTTAGTACACTCTATTATATCGTTGGCGAATTGATTTTTAGTGCGATTGTCTTTTCTATAATTCAAAGCCCGAAATAAATCTTTCAATTAACTTCGAGTTATGCACGATTGATTAATTGTTTACTTTAATCTTTTTCTTAAATTGTCGATATAGTTTCATAAATCTGATAAATGCTTTAGCTCCGATCTTTACATCTTCTAGAGCATCGTGAGTCGCTGCCGTTCTTGACATACCTAATACGCTTGCCAAAGAATCTAGTGTATACTTTGAAACTTCCGGATCGGATTCGTAAAGACTAAAAAAGAAAGCCCAAGTATCTAAAGGTCTAGAACAAAAGGGTAAATCGTCTCTTTTTTTGTATAATTTATGTTTATCAAATAAGGCATCATGAATCATCATTAAATCGTATGTAATATTGTGACCAACAACAAATGGCTGTCCATAAAACTTTTTACCCGGAGTGGTGTTATAACTATTAATCCAATCCATGAATTTCTGAAGTCCCACTTTAGGTTCTATACCCTCTTTTTTACATTTTTCAAAAACGTCTTGTCCAATAACTTCTATGGCTTTAGGACTAGCTAATTCTGGAGTAAGAGGTTTCAGAAAAATTTGAAATTCGCCATCTTCATAAAATTCTAGGGTAGTAGGATTAATAGCTACCGCCGCAATTTGTATGATTTCTGCACCCTCTTTAGGATCAAGACCAGTTGTTTCGGTATCTAAAAAAATAAAAGGCTGTTTATTCAAAACAAAATCTCCTCATTTTCTTCGTTAGAGGCGGTATCTTTAGTTGCTGTATTTAGTTCAATTTTTATATATTTTTTATTATTGTCTTTTTTAAAGTATAACTTATCTAATAGATAATATACTATATCGCTTTGTTCTATAAGAATAGAATCTTTCTTTTTAAGTTTATCTAAAGACCATTCGCCGTTTTCTACTTGATTTACTGATTTGGCTGATAAAAGTAGGTTTTGATATTCTTCTTGCGATGATTTGGGCCAAATTTTTTCTTGATCATTAAACGTTAAAAACACATGATATGGTATATTGTGTCGATTACATAATTTACCAACAATGAATTCGATACCGTATGATAAAGATGTAAATACCTGTATATTCTTGTTTTCCAATAAGATTTTTTCAAGATGATGCTCCACTTTGGTTAAAGCGTCATCCCCATATTCTTGGATCAAATCTTTTGGTCGTTTTCCTAAAAACGTTATGCCTGTTAATTTTTTCATACTATTAATTTACCCGATCTGTTAGATAAGTCCGAAGGAACATTTTGAGCCACAACTAATTGATTTCTCATCTGTTCCGCTTTTTTCTCCATAATTTCCATATATTCCTGTCTTACTGAGTCTATTTTTTCAAATGCCTCTTTTAGAGAGGAAACCTTCATAACACAAGATGCTTCCATAATCCCCATTTCAGGGTGTAGTACTGGAACAGGTGTGGTATACTTGATAGTATTAGGATTATCAACATCAACTAATACTTTGACTTCTTTTCCATCATCCGATAAATATGATTCGCATTTATATATCATTTGATTCCTCTGTTTCGTATTCTATAATCTCAGGCTCACTTAAATTCATTTCCACCATTTTACAAATTTCATCTATTTTAGAATATGCTGCAACAGACAGCAAATCGTATTTTACGGCACCGCAGTATTCTACGTCCTGCATTTTTAGTGCAACTATCTCTGAATCTTTTTCGGGATCGTAGTAAATTGGCAAAAAATCTTTCAAAGGGATGTCGGCCAAGACCAATCCAGCCGCGTGTTGACTAAAATTTCTAATTGTATTATTAAGGCGGATTGCTTTATCGAATTCGTTTTTATTTTCTTGATAATATTTATTAATGTTTTCTATATAGTCAACATTGTAATTAATAATGTTATATTTTGGATCAACTTGTTTTAAATCTTCTAGTTCGTCTTGAACCTTTGCTTCGTCAATCATATTTTGAGTAATTTCGTTGGCTAGATCAAAAGATTTATCATAAATACGGAAAACCTCTTTGATAGCCATTTTTGCTTTAATTTTACCAAAGGCTGCAATATGGGCGGTATTTTCTTTCCCGTATTTTTTGTAAATATATTCTTTTAGTTTGTTTCTAAAAGCAATAGGAATATCTATATCTACGTCTGGTAAAGCGTTTTTACCTTCCGCCAAACGTCCTTTGTTAATAAAACGCGAAAAGAGTAAAGATTTGTCTGGATCGTATGGTATTGTAGGATCGGGCCATACTGGATCAATATTTGTAACGCCGATTAAATAGAATACCAAACTGCCAACCGCCGATCCTCTTAATCCAACTCTAGCATTATTTTCTTTGGCATAATTTGTAAAATCTCTTACTAGTAAAACATAGTTAGAAATATTGTATTTGTTTAAGGTTTCTAGTTCTTCTTTAATTCGTTCTACATAAACTGATTTTAGTTCTGGATTGTCTTTTAATCTTACATTTAGATTTCTTTCTGTCCACCCTTTTCTACAAAGAGATGTAAGATAGTCATTTGGATTTACGGCTTTATTTTGATCATCTTTAAATATAGGTAATCTCGAAGGCATAGCGATGTCATAGAATTCAAATTGTTCTATGAATTTAGTGTCGTTATTATTGATGGATTTTACGTTGTTTTCAAAATAATTGTTTGTACCGTCAAAAAATTTCTTGTATTCGGGGTAATTTTTGATGATTTCTTGTTGGTTATCTATATTCGTTTTTAATTTACTACAGATAATAATTTGCTGGAAAACTCGATCTTTTTCGTCAAGATAATAGATTTCTTTAAATTTATTATTATCCGACAATTCGACCAATAAATCTTTTTCTTGTTTAATTTTTTCTAAGTCCTCATCAAAGATATCAGAACTTTTATATTTTTCATAGTGTTCTTTAGAGTTTAATGATGAAATAGTTTGTACTAGCTTAAACCATCCATCTTTATTTTTAGCTAAAATATGTATCTTGTTTTTGTTGTAAAAAGACGTAAAACCTAAAATTGGTAGAACTTTATGTTCTGATTTTTTATTTCTTTTTAAAATCAACTGTATTATTTCAGGGCATCCAGATACAGAATTGATATCAGCAATGATAAAAGCTGGAATTTTATATTCATACAATTTGTCAATCATTTCATCAATATGACAAAATGCCTGTTGTATAGAATAATGAGTGTAAAAAAGATTAATCATGATTTTAAGTTTTCGTTATCGGCAGGCGACCAATCGACCTTAACTGTCTTTTGCTTCTTATCATCTTTCATGATACTATTCTTATAACTTGTTAGAGTGTCGCGTTTTTTATTTAATATCTCTATAGTTTTATCTAGTAATGATAGTTCAGAATCTAAATATTCTATTATACTCATTGAATTACTCCTTTAAACATTTTCTTAAAGGTTCTGTTGGTTTTTTTACCATTTACAGTAAGTTCTTGTATTTTTAAAGCCGCCCCATTAAGACCGTGTTCTTTGTACATTTTATAGTATTTATCGCATAAAGAAACACCATTTTCTTCTGTTCTTCCAAAATAACACACTTTTCTACATTTAAAATGTTGATGTTTTCTTTCATCATTATCTTTTAATCTTTTAGGATCATTATCTAAAACTATCGCTCTAAATATTTTTCTTATCTTATCTAAGATATCGGCCTCGCTAGTTTCATCTAGTGATACTGTAAATGGACCACCTTCTTTGAGATAGTAAAGAGTCAATAACCTTTTTTTGTTTGGAAAGGCATAATGAGCAGCTAGATTATATATTTGTATTTGTAAATCTTGATCAATATTTTCGTGAGTTTTATCTTTGCCTGTTATCCAGTCTTTTCGTTGGCCGGTCTTGTAATCAACGATTTCAATGATATTATCATTGACTTTTGTAATTAAGTCTATAAAACCATTGATAGTAAAAAACCCGGTCTTTTCTTCGTTGGTTTTAAAATCGGTATATTTATACGAAAATCCTTTTTTTTGTATTTGAATTTCAAAGCCCATTTCGACAGCAATTGTTTCCATTTTAAGCGGATTATACATTGTTTTCATTATACTCTCGCATAATTTTAGAATGGTTTTATAATCACCGTCAGTAAAATGAAGATGTGGATTTGTTCTACTTTCTCTTGCTAGACAAATTTTAGATAAATATATTATATCAACGTATTTATCATTTAATAAATGGTGTCCGGTTTTTTTTGCCTTAGAAAGAATTTCCATAACCTTGTGGACTACCGTACCTATTACCGCCGCTTTTCCGGACGGTTCACGAATTTTGCAATAATAATTTAGATAGTACTTCCAAGCACAATCTTGATAAGTTTCTAAAGCACTTTTAGACGCTCGTTCTATTTGCATAATTTATACAAAGTCCCTTTTATATCTTGTGTGATAATTTCTATCTTATATCCTTTTCTAGAAAGATATTTTATTTGATCTTCCGGAAGAAATCCCATAGGGGTTTTGACTTCAATAGGAAGTTCTTTGTTAATAATTTGATCTAAAACATAATTTGCCACAAATTCAATTGTTGGTTTTTCTTTTTTATTTTTTGCCATTTTATCTCATCAATCTATCGCAAGCGTTATTATTTTCTCTTGAAATCCAACTAAAAGAGATATCTTCAATATCTAGTTGATCTATTTTTTCTAGACATCTGATGTAAACCTCTTTTAAATGAGGAGGTTTTACCTTAGATTCTTTATTCATTTGATCTATCAAATTTTTGCAGTCACCGTATATTTCTATAGAAGATAGACCCTCAAATTCTAATAAATCTGTCAAAAGTTCTTCTAATGCTAAAAACTCTGCTAAATTAGAAGTGCATATATTTCCCTTTTTAATTCCTTGCTTTTGCTTTATAATCTCTTCTTTTTCATTTTTAATTATGAAAGCCCAAGACATTTCTTTTTTAGCACACTTAAATCCGCCGTCAAAATAACAAATTAATTTCATAAAGAGATGTAGTAAATTTTTTTATTGTTTTTCAAACTTTTAGTAAGTAAAGAACATTTGGTTTTGTATATGTTTTTAACATAGATAATTACATCAGAATTTTCTATAATAAAATTGTTTCTGTTGATATTTTTTTTAGGAGAATATTCGCCCTTATACAATAATTCAATATTATTAGCGTATTTAATTATATTGTTAAGTTTATCAAAATTAGAAATCCATAAATCTTCTTCGTACTCATTAGCTAAATATATATTGTATTTTATAGAATTTTTAAAACAAGAAACGGCAAATTCATAATCTATACCATTATTTAATCCGCAGTAACCGATTATTGAATTCTTTTTGTTTTTTTCTGATTTAAAAATATAAGAAATGTAATCTTGAAGAATTTTTCTTGACGGATAATCAAAATCATATCCGCCTAATTGATATCCTTTTGGACCTATAATTCCAACATTGATAATGTTATTAGTTTTTGCCATGAGGTTTCGATTCATTTAATCCAGCCTGACTAATTTTTACAAATTTAGATTGTTCATATAATTCTGTTATATTATTGACTCCGAGATAAGACATGCCCGACTTAATACCACCCACTAAAAGGTCTAGTGTAGATTTTACAGGACCGCTAGAATCTATTAAGAAACTTTCGCCTTCTGGCGTGATATCACATCTATAAATATTATTATCTTTTTGAAATTCGTAAGACGACTGGCCTCTGTATTCTTTATAGTTATGACCATTTGAATGAATAATCGAAGAAGGCGATTCATCACAGGATGCTAGTATTTTTCCTATCATAACACTATTTGCACCAACAGCTAAGGCTTTGACTATATCTCCTGAATTTTTAATACCACCATCGGCTATAATATGATATTTATTTTGATTGCATAAATCTCTAGTACATAGAGCCTTTTTAATATTTGCAATTGCCGATATTTGAGGTACTCCGCATCCGGTCATAATTCTTGTTGTACAAGCTGCACCCGGACCTATTCCACATTTAAAATTAATAACACCAAGATCAAATAATCTTAACGCGGCATCTCCGGTGCATATATTTCCAACAATTAAATTGATATTTTTATTATTCTTTAGTAATTCTTTAATGTATTCATGCACATGAAAATTGTCGGCATTAGCAATATCTAAACATAAATTTAATTTATCGGAATTTAGTAGATTTGATATTTCGTCTATTTCGGTTTGTTGGGTTTTTATACCAATACTTAAGAATGGTAATTCTTTAGTAATTATTTGGTATTCTTTTATTTGAGCTTGATATTTATCTTTACTTTTATAAAATCTATGAAATATTCCAAGACCCCTACATTCTCTCATAGATTTTGCCATATTAATTTCAGTAACAGAATCCATATTTGCTGATATAATAGGAATATCAAGTTTGATATTTCCAATATTAGTAGATAAATTTAATGACGAATCTCGTCTTGATTTTATATTAGAGAAATTAGGTACAAGTAAAACATCATCAAAAGAATAAGTTTCTTCAAGCCATGAAAGCATAAATATTGTTTTCCTTTATTTTTTGTAGTAAGATTTGATTTTTTTCGTCTATTGAAAGACTTTGATTGTCTATAATAATTGAGTTAATCGCGTTAAAATCAAAATTATCTAAAGCCGTTTCTGTAATATCAGAATCATGAAAAGTGTTTCTTTGTAATCTAATAACGATACAGTTTTCTTTAAATTCATTGTATAATAAACTGATTTCGTTTGGAAAACGAGCATCGTCTATTATGACGTAATCCTGCTTATTTTTTTTGATATTATTAATTGTGGACAAAACCCAACAATCAGGATATATTTTACGACAAATGTATGTTCCGAATATCTTTAGAAATTCTCGTCCAGTTAAATAAGATCGTTGATGGTTTTTATAAACACCATTTACGGTCCATAATTCCTGTTTTAAATCATGAAGGCTATAACCCACAAATGGAAGATCGCTCCATTTAATATGAGTTTCTTCTTCTTTCTCTTCGTTTGTTCCAAATACCCATTTTTCTTTTAGTCCAAATAAATTGACCGCGATTCTTTTTAATTCATCTGCAAAAGAATAATGTACGACTGTTGGATTATACCATTCCGTATAAGTCCCGTCTACTCCGTAACCTTTTGATAATTCAGATGTTAAAAATCCTCTAGCGGAACTTTTACCTGATTGTTTTTTACCACTAATAATTATTATTTTACTTGTCATAAATAATTTTTCTTAATTCGGGCTTAATCGTAGAATTGATATATTCTATATTTGTTTCACCAATATCATTTTCTAGTAAATGACGTAAACTATAAACTGAAAAATGACTTATTAATTTATCAAATAGTCCGTTTTTTTTAAGCATACTTTTTAATCCGGCACGATCTGGATCAACCATAAGTATAGTTTTTTTTGTAGAATACTTTTTAAGTAAATTAATTTGTTCATTACTAATAGTAGTTCCTAATAGAGCGACTGAATTATATATTCCTGCCTCATGTAATTTCCATACATCTAACGGTCCTTCTGTTAAAATAACCGTTCCTAATCTAGAAATATAGTATTTAGCATTATTAAGATTATAAAGAACACCGCTTTTATAAAATGATTTTGGTTGATGTAGCCATTTTATGTAACTATTTTCAATTGATCTTCCTGTAAAAGCAACCAGTCTACTCTCGTCGTCAAAAATAGGAACAACTGCTCTATTATAAAGATTTTTCTTTTGATTAAGACAATCAAAACATTGAAAATGTTCTATTGTTTCTTTTTTAAATCCTCTATTTTGGAAATAGGAAGAATTACCTTTTGTTGGGATTAATGATTGGTCAAATACTTTATTTTCTTTTCTTTCGTAAGATTTAAAAGTACCCTTACTTAATTCTAAGTTAGCATTGTCTATGTATTTTTGAAGAATTTCCTTAGCTTCTTCGTGTTCGCACTTCTGCGTAGCCATTATTAGGCCGATTAAACCCTTTGGATAATCTTCGTGGCAGCGATTGGTCCAACACTGCCATCCGAATTCAAAATTAAAACTGAAGGCCGTAGAATTGTCGCCGCCGTGAATAGGACACTGGCATCTTAATTGATCCCGAAATTCGGGAAATCCTAAATCTTTGAATAAGCTATAAACAGATTGCTTATAATCCATAAGAATCGTCGTTATAATCGTTATCTTTTTTCTTCTTAGACGAACTTCCGTTATTGACCATATTTTCTAAATTCGATTTACCTTCTCTGACTATGCCCTTTTCTGGTTCCGCGAATAAATTAATATACTCTTTATCTCTTAATCCAGAACCATATCGAGCTGCAATTACAATTAATTTTCTATCGCCGTTGATATCCGGATCGTTTATTCTATCTTCATCTGTTTTCTTTTTTATGATAGATAGCGATGTACATAGCCATAAAATACGATCCGAACCAGATACAACGCCAGAATCTTCTCTATCTATACCATCTCTATTTAATTGAACAAATGTTAATACTGGAACATCGTATTGTGCAGCAAAATTATGTAGATCGGTAGCTATCTGACCTAAGTATTGATATTCTTGATCATTACCTTTTTCTTTTAGGTCCATAGTCTTTAGATAATCAAGAATGATTAAACAATCTTTGAATTTTCCGTTTTCATCTAATCCTACATCTTTAAGTAACCATTTTTTAGCCACAGAGATAATCTTATGATGACTAAATCCCGCCACTTGACAATAAGTAAAGTTTAAAGCATCTATCTTTCTTTCCGCCTCACTTATAGATTTCATACCCTGCTCTGTTTTAGCAAAATTACCACTTTCAATATCTTTTATTTGCATATTAGAATTGATGGCTAATAGCTTAGACATACAAGTTTCTTTATTCATTTCGGTATCAAGAAATAATACCGGAATTCCTAAAGACGCTGCGTTATTAGCCATGTTAAATCCGGTGGTTGATTTTAATGATTTAGCACGACCGCCAATAACATGAAATCCTCCGCGTCTTAAACCTCCACCAATAGCCTTATCAAATAATGGAAATCCGGTGGGGATTCCTCGGCTAGATTGAGGATTTGCAGCTAAGTACTCAATAAAATCATGAATATCTTTTTGTACTTTAATCGTAGAATTTTGTTGATTAATAATATTTGAAGTGAATTGAAATAATACTTTTTCTACAACAGACGTAATATCAAAGAGAGTACAATTTGGATCGACGTTTTTAAGATTCTCTCTTGCCGCCACAATCCCCTGATCAAGTCCTCTTAATAAAGCTATTCTTAGTAGACCCTTTGCTGTATTTGTTATATTCTCCGGCAATACGCTGTACTTTATAGAATCATTAAGAACCTCATTAATTTCGTATTTTTCAATAGCGTTTTTATCAACAGATTTAATTTCTTGAATTAAAGTGGTATTATCAAATTTATGTATACCTTTTTTGATTAAGGAATTCAAAGCATTAAATATAATCTGTGTTTCAGGATAATAAAAACAATTATTGTCAAGTAAATCAGCAACTTCATAAAAAGAATCGGAACCATTCTTTATTATGGTTCCAACCATTGATTTTTCTAAATCTAGACTAGCTATAGCGTTTTTCATAATTATCTATTTTTGATACATTTATTACAAATTTGTTGATAATTTTCTACTTTTTCACCAATAATAACCGAATTAGTTTCTTTATTTTTATCGTAAGACTTTCCACATTTAAAACAACTAACTAATTCTGGTTTATATTCTTCTCTATACGAGCGGTTTTTAGGTTTTTTATTTAAAGCTTTAGTGGCTTTTACTAGTATGCTATTATCTTCGCCCTCGTAATCTTCCCCTCCGTAAAACTTCATTTCATCGTCTGATGGTAAAATTAATTTACTTTTAGCTGGACGACCGGGTTTTTTATTAGGCTTGGTTTTTACAGGAGATTTCTTAGATTCTTTTTTTTGTAAGTCCTCGCCCGTCATATATTCATAAAAAGATATGACCAAATCCCAATCTTGCGTCTCAATAGCTTTTTTTAATTGTTTAATATTCATTGATGAGTTCTCTTATTGAAATTGTTTCTTTCTCTAATAATCATATTTAATTGATCGGCGAGTGCCTGAATCTTAAATGGTAGATTTTTCATTACTTCGTATTTAGCGGATTCCACAAGTTTTTGTTCTTCTAGTTTATCAGCTAATTCATGATTTGATCGTATATCTGTATTTTTTTCTTCAAAAGTGAAACCTCTTGAATTTGCTAGTTCTTTACCTACAATATGTTTTATATTTGATTCTAACCAATCTATCTTAGCTTTAATTCTATTTGTTTCATGTACTAGATATAGGCTATAAGATATTAATTTTGTAGAATAAACAAGCAAATCTTCTACTGATATATTTAGTAAATTGTCATTATTAATAGAATGAATAATATCGTTAATATCTTTTGGTGATGAAATATTGGGAAAATTAAATTCAGTTTTCATCAATTCTATTTCGCTTACTATTTCTTTTGAATCATATCTGTTCAAGAATTTTCTCCAACTCTTCTAAAGTGGAAACACAGTATAGAGTAATATCGTTTATACGACAAAACTCTTCTTTTTTTAAATCTCGCCCTATCGCTTTATGAAAATCTGTTTTTGATTTATGAAAGAATTTTACATATTCGTCATGCTGTCTACCTTGAATCTCAAATACTAATTTTCTTCTAGGAAGCCAGAAATCAAAGTAAAAAGATGCACCGTCTACCGGTACATCCTCTAGAATAGCATCGGATGGAAACTTATCTTTTATTTTTTGACCCGCCGCGTATTGTATTTTAGATTTACAAGAAGCCTCTGTTTTAATTGGAAAATCAGATTCTTTTGTAGAAATCTTTACAATTTTATTGTGTGAGTTTTTTAATTTCATCTTTTATACAATTAAGATCATTTTCCATATCTATTAAATTTTGCTTAGAAAAATCTCTTCTTTTAAATAAAACAATATCTTCAAGATATGCTTTATATTTTATAATTAATGATAGCATTAATTCATTATCTTCGGTAAGATCGTTAATTTCATCTTGAAGATCGTCTATTTCTTCTTCTTTTTGGCTATCAAATGAATCATTTTCGCATTCTACTTTTTCTATAATATCGGCGACACCATCTCTATGGTTATTAACCAGATTTAAAATTTTACTCTTTTCATTTGCTTCGATTTTTGTATAATCAGATAATAGGTCAATAGTGTGATCGTATAGATCATCGCACAATACATCTAAATCTTGTTTTGCTGACATTATTATTTTCCAAAAACCATAGAACGAATTTCTTGTTCTATTCTATCGCTTTTATCGGGATTTTTTACTAGAAATTCTTTTAAAGCGTCTTGTCCTTGGAATTTTAATTCTTCGAGTTCTTTGATATTGTTAAAGTTATACCATGCACCTTTTCTTTCTATAAAACCAAATTCGGTGCCAAGGGCAATAATATCTTCGTATTTATCTAAACCTTTTCCATATCGAACATAGATTGTAGGGGTTCCGTCCGGTGGACCAGACGCGGCCTTTTTAATTTGGAATGTTGTATTTTTACCATACGATTTTTTAGTTTTATCATCTACTAGGTTTTCGGTCTTATTAGCAATGAGCCAATTCGAGGCAAAGTAGGCATTAGCATTACCGCCTACTTCTACAGTAGCTGCACCATAACCGGAAGTATTAGCCTGTTGATGGGTAATAGCAATAAACGATGATCTGTTTGGACCTATAATCTGAGCTATCTTACGATAAAAAGAATACATTAATTTTGGAACGATTGATCTTGTATTTCCTTTAACTTCTTCGCCGTGTTCATTTTCAGAACAAAGTGCCGCAATAGAATCCAATATTACTAAACAGCCCGGATCATCCTTAAGAATTGTTTCAATAATATTCATATAGGATTCGGCAGTTAAAAATTTATCCGCCGTAGAACGGATAACAATTAATTTTTCTTTATCTAGTTCAGGAAAACATTCTAATAGTTCGTTTTGTAAACGCCCTTCTACATCTACAAAATAGACATTCTTATCCATTTTTTGAGCGTTTACAGCAACAGTCAAACAAAAAGAGGTTTTCCCTGCGGCAGGCTTGGCCGAAATAGTTGTAATAGTTCCTTCTCTAATTCCGCCATTTAGGGCAATATCCATACTTAAGGTAGTTGGAATATATTCACCAACATGATCTTTTAAATAGGTAGCGGAGACTGGACTACATTCATATTTTTTTTCTAGGTCTTTAAGTAAAGCGTCTAATTTTTTCATTATAATCCTTTAGCAAACAAGTTATCTGTCTTTTGAGTCTTTCTGGCTATATACTCTATCTTATCTTGCTCGTTTTCTATCTCGGTTTTTGAAATTTCCTCTAAAGTATTGAGAAAAGATAGTTGGTCTTTAAAAAGCCCAAAAAGCATGTCTTTAAAATCTTCTTTTTTAATATATCTTAATGAGGATATTTCATTATTTTTTAAATACGAGAGAACTACACCCGGACTAAATACTTTAAGTATTTTTTTTACTTGCGTAAGTTCATAAACATAATCAGTGACAAGTTCTTTGTAATTATCTTTATGTTCTTTTGTCCAAAACGCTAAAGGTGGAACTTTATTTCCTTTATATTTCCAGTTTCTAGAAATAAGTATTTCCGTTAGATAATTACTTATATCAACGTCTAGTTCTGGAACAAACTTTGATTTATATGTTTTTGTGTAAGAAAAATCCTGCGGAATCTTTTGTTCTGATTTCTTTTTCATAGAAAGAACCGTCTTTTACAAAGAACCAACAAACTTCCATGTTTCCGTCGTCCTTTTCGGCCCCAATACCTATTAGTTCATGGGGTTCCATAAAAGAAATAGAAATTTGTTTTAATCCTAGAAAAAAATATTGATAGTTATGAACGCCACATAATAAAGAGTCGTCCCATAATAATTCCATCTGCTCTATTTGAGCTAGATTTCTATTTTTTTGCCACCAACTATAATCTTTACTTAGATTTACGACTTCTTGATTTTTTAGTTTTATTCTCAGGTTTAACATCAGTAGATTCCTCTTCTATCTTATTATACATTTTGAATTGAGGAAAATTCTGATCATCTGGAGTATTTTGTATAAATTCTTTATTAATGAATCCTTGTTGGGAAAGTTCTCTTTGGGAATGTCTATAATGAGTTAAATCTTTTGTTTGTAGAAAAGCTACATAGTGTTCAAAACATTTCTGATTAACTTTCACCATTGATAATGGATTATCGTTTATTGATTTAGAAAAAACGTAGTTAACTTTATTGTCATCATGAGGATTTAGAATTTGTAAGTTTTTATCGGCCTTTAGATAATAAGTTATCTCGCCGCTTTTTACTATCAACTTTGCAAATATATCCCCTTCTTTTGACAACTTATTGTTTAAAGAACCAGATATGTCATATAGTTTTGTATTATCTTTCTCTTTTGTTAGAGTTGATGTTGCAGTTATTTCTTGTATACAGTTTTTATATTTTGTGTTGTGAACCATTATAACGCCTTTATCTTGAATAAGTAAATATTACCATCTAACGAAACATCTTCTATATTCGTTTGTCTTGAAGATTCGTCCTCGCCTATCGGTCCTGTGTAACAAATACCAGTAATAGTCTCTATTTGCGATAATCCTTGGCAAAAATAGCAAATTGCTTGGAATTTTTGTTCGGTCGGGCCGGATTTGACCGGTAAAAGATTCATTAGTTTTCTACCGCAGTCAGTACACTTTAATTTGATAACTTTTGATTCGTCAAAATCCTTACTCATATTTTCTTTTCCCCCGTCATGATATAGTTTTCCTTTTGTTTTGTAGACATTTTAGCCAAATCCATATCAACCTTTTTCTTACCTTTTCTCCACCAAGGAGTAGGAACTTCTTTTTCTTTATTAACTTTGCCCTTTTTCTCGTCACTTCTTTTTTGTTGATCTATCAATCCGCCAACAGTTTTTGGCTTATCAGGGTCCATTATTACATACGGAAGAGAAATAATCCTTTCGTATTTAACGCCGTTGACCTTAATTGACTTGGGGCATTTACCTACTCTATATTGTTTTTCAACAATATCCCCGTTTTTATTTTTAAATTCGTAGATCATCTTTTAGAGAATAGTTTATTTCTTGTATTCTTAACCAGATTTTTAGTCGATGAGCTTTGAATTAATGCTACATCGCCTGATTTTTCATTAAATAGTTGTTCTTTCTTATCGTCTGGTAATTCTTTCTTAATTCTTTCTATAACTTTAGTATTTTCAATAAATCCTTTTTTATTTACTTTATTATCCCATAAAACATATAGCAACCAAATTACTACTATAATTCCTATTATCCCAAAGTATACAGCATATTCTGCAATTATAGCAGCACCTAAAGCCATAGCTAAACCACCAATAAATAGACCAGCACCCCACTTATATTGTCCAGCTATTGCGGCAGCTAATACTCCTAAAACACATAAAGCCGCACCAGCCCATACTAATGGATGTAACATACCTATTTTAGCTACCGCCGCCTGAATATTACTAATATCTTGTGATTGCCCTGTCGAAGTTGAAACATCTACAGTTCCATCTGGTTTATCTTTAAATGAAATTACTGCACCATCTTTTGGTGCCTCTGGTTGCTGTACAGCCACACTAATTGATGTTTTCTTAGTTCCACCATCCGCTAAACTTTCTTCAGTTATTTTAGAAAAAACCGTATTTCCACCATCAGTGAAAGAAGAATTACAACCGATTAAAATTAAAGAACTTAAAAACAAAAGAATAAAAAATCTCATATAAAATTATACACTCTTTAAAAAGTCCCCAAGTGTATAGATTATTGTGAATCCTAAGTATCCTAATATATATCATTCTTTTGTTTTTGGTCTTAATAATGACGATCATTTACAATATTTGCATTTATCTAATCCAAGATTAATAACTGCAAACCATACTTTTTCTGGACTAATTCCTTTTTCTATCGCAGGTGATGGATACGGTATTTTAATTTCTGGATTAAATAGTAATTATTTAAATGGATTAACAAGTAATGATTTTGCTTTATTAAATCATACTCATACGACCGGTCAAATAGTTAATTTTACTACCGGAGTATACGATGCTGTAAATCCTTGGCTTACTGGTAAATTTATATCCGGAAATGGTATAAATTTTAATGTTTTAAATAATTCATTGCAATTTTCTATTTCTGGTCTTAACAACCTTTTGCCTACAGGGTATTCAGCATCTTTAATTGGAAACGGAACGGTCAATGATACTGAATTTAGCTATCTAGATGGTGTTACATCTTCTATACAAAATCAATTAAATAACAAATTATCTCAAAATCAATTAATAACTGTTACTGGTGACATAATAGGAACTGGTATAACAAATATTAATGTCTCTTTGATTAATACCGGAGTTTCTTCAGGTGTTTATTCTTATCCAACTCTATCTATAGATAATAAAGGAAGAATTTTATCAGCAACTAATAATATACCGACTACCGGCACCGTAACAAATATTAATTTTGTTAATACTAGCGGAATTGTTGTAAATGTGACAAATCCAACCTCGACTCCTGTAGTTGAAATTGGTTTACAACGAATAGTTCCTATTTCTATAGTTGCCAGTCAACATATTTCTGGAATAAATTTAACAGGAAATAATACAGGCGACCAACTAATAAATCTTTCTGGAGACATTTCAGGAACGGGTAATACTTCTATAACTACAACTTTAGCAAATGTAAACAGTAATATTGGCTCTTTTACAAACGCTAATATAACCGTTAACTCTAAAGGTTTAATTACCGCCGCATCTAATGGTGCATCATCAATAGTATATGCACCTACCGGAGCTTCATATATCACCATAGGAAACGATTCTTCTTTAGGTGCCGAAAGAGCTATTACTGGCGGATCAGGAATTAATTTTATTGACGGTGGAGCAAATAGTACATTTACTATTCAAGTTCAGCCTACAGGTATTAATCACAACTTATTGTTGAATTTAACCGCTGGTGATCCTCACACACAATACCATAATGATGCCAGAGGCTTAACATGGCTTGGGACAAGAAGTACTTCAGATTTACCTGAAGGTACAAATCTCTATTATCAAGCATCTAGAGTAAGAAACGAAATAACTGGTACTTTAAGAGCGGGCAACGGTATTCAGTTGTCTGGTGTTAATACAAATTGGTACATTAATATATCTGGACTTGCCGATTATTTAATTCCAACCGGTATTAATACTACAAAAATTGGATTAGGTACTGTAGATAATACTAAATTTGATTTCTTATCAACATTAACTTCTAATGTACAAACTCAATTAAATTCTAAGAGTAGCGGAACTTTAACTAATTTTGTATTTAATAATCAAAGCGGTATTTTTGGAGATGTTTTTAATTCATCAAGTATTCCTGTATTAAGACTTGGTTTAGGAAATATTACGCCTCAATCAATTAATTCTTTAGGTTTTATCTCTGGAATAAATCTTTCCGGTAATAATACCGGCGATCAATTAATCAATTTAACCGGCGATATTACAGGAACCGGTACTACTTCTATCGGTACTACGTTAGCTATAGTAAATTCTACAACAGGAGTATATTCTTATCCAACACTAACCGTAAATAATAAAGGATTAATCACTTCTATAACTTCTAATACATTACCCGCATACGCTCCAACTGGTGCTTCGTATGTACTTATAAGTAGCGATTCTAATTTAACTAATGAGCGTATTCTAACCGCTGGTTCTGGTATTAATTTTGTAGATAACGGTGCTAATAATAATTTTGTTATTCATGTTCAATCGACAGGAATAAATCACTCTTTACTTTTAAATTTAAGTAGCGATTCTCACACTCAATATCTTCATAAGACACCATCAACGACTGGTAGAAATTTTATAAAACCAGATTTTGATATTGAAACAGCTTTAATAATACAAGGATGTCATCAAGACAGTCCCGTATTTGGTTCGGGCACTTTTATTTCTTTTGATAAAGCTAATGGTGATCCTGTCTTTAGAATCACTACTTTAGATGAAACACCGGATAAGATTAGAATTTATTCACCTTTTGAAATATTTAGTAATAATGAAATAAGATTTTTTAATTCTGCAGGATCAAATTATGTTTCTTTATCGTCTCCAACAAGTATACCTCTAAGTTATAATCTCAAATTACCTACAACTACCGGACTAGTAGGACAAGTGCTTCAATTCGGTGCTGGTGGTCAATTAAGTTGGGTTTCTGTTGCTGCTGGTACATTTGCACCAACCGGATCAACTTACTTAACTTTATCAACCGATTCGTCTCTAGCTAATGAAAGAGTCCTAACTGCTGGTACAGGTATTAATTTTACAGATAGCGGTGCAAACGGTATATTAAGAATCAATGTTCAACCAACAGGCATAAACCATAATTCTTTGCAAAATTTAACTGTTGGCGACCCTCATACTCAATATATTTCAACATCACCGGGAAGCGATAGTAGAAATATAATAACTCCGGGTCTTTCGGTCCATGTTAACGGTTTAGTAGTTCAACAGTCGGACCCTAGTACTTTTCCCGGCTATGGAACCGATCAGCCTTACTTCGGTGTGTGGAAGCACGGCGGCACTAACCCCGCATGGATGCTTTTAAATAATGACGGTATTTTTCAACAAGTCCGACAAACAGTACCATTGCGGATGTATAATTCCGCATACACAAACTTTGTTTCTGTTCAAGTAGGATCATTATCATCTGATGTAACTTTCCAGCTTCCAACCAGCAATGGTTCTAATGGTCAAGTTCTTAGTACAGATGGCTTCGGTATTACTTCTTGGACTACCGTATCATCAAGTGGCGGCGGATCATATACAGATGAACAAGCACAAGATGCTATTGGTTCTATACTAAATAATAGTAACAATTTACAATTATATTATAATGATGCTTCAAATGCCATTTCTGGACTGGTAATTGAATCTAATTTAAACATCAACAATACTACCGGGATTTTATCAATATCTAGAGGCGGTACAAATGCTTCAACAGCCGGTCAAGCTTTAAATAATTTATTACCTACTCAAACATCTGGAAGATTCTTATTCACCGATGGTATTAATCCATATTTTAGAAAAAATGAATATAATTTTGGTATTAATATAGAGGGCTATCCAATAGCAACTGGATCAAAAGGTTTCTCCAGAATAGCCTCAGCATCTATTATAAATAAATGCGATATCTTTTCCTCTGCGACGGGCACTATCCAAGTTGATTTACAAAAATCTAATTCGGTTTCTTATCCTACTTTTAGTAGCATATTAAATAATTCTTTAATAACTTTGTCAAATCAAAACTATAATAATCAATCTATCTCTAACTGGACTACGGGATTGGCGGCTGGAGATTTATTAAGATTCAATGTGGTTAATGTGAGCGGTATTAATAATTTGAATATACATTTGACACTGGAAAATAATTAATGGGAACATATAATTTATTCAATATAGATTGGGAAAGTGCTGGTGCTTTATCAACTAACGCTGTTACTGGTGCAAATAACGTCGGTTTGATGTGGCGTGAACAAATAGGTAGAACCGTAACTCACGTTGGTTTAAACGTTTCGGCGGTTGTAGGTACACCATTTTTACGGGCTACTTTGTGTAATATAAATCCAACTAATTATACTCCTAATAGCGGTTCTATATTATCTACCGGTGCTATTACTAATACGTTTGCTGCTGTAACCGGTTGGCAATGGATACCTCTACAACAACCACAAACCTTGTTACCAAATAGCGGATGTTCCTTATATATTACAAGAGCAAGCGGCGGGGCACAGGCAACATTAAATACAATTATTGGCGTTTATAATTTAACTAGATTACCATATGCATTATCATCGGCAGGTTCTACATGGTCAAAACTAAACGGTGCCCCGGTAGTTTCAGTAAAATTTAATGACGGATCAATTTTAGAAAATACATTTGCTCTATCTCGTTCGACAACAGCAAATACAAGCTCTACATCAAATCCAAATGAATATGGAATGGAGTGGTTACAAGAATTTAATTGTTCGTGTATTGGACTTAAAGCGTCTTTACGTCTTCTTAATAACAACAGCGATGTTGGATTATGTTTATATGAAAAAATAAGTTCTACGGGTCAAAATTTGATTGCATCAGGATTAATTAATGGAGGC